TTGACGACATCGTAAAACAGCGCCTTGAGCGCGCCGCGAAGGGTCAGCCCAGCAAGGAGGAGCTCGCGGAATTCCGCAAGTACAAGGATTCTCTCAAGACCGAGGAGGAGAAGCGCAGCGAACAGCAGCATTCCCTTGAGGAAGCCACCGGGCGCATTTCCGCGCTTGAAAAGGAGCTTACGCTCAGCCGCGTGGGGAATATGATCCACGAGCAGGCGGCGTCCCTTGGCATCGACGCCTCGGCGGTGCCGTATGTCGTGAAGCTGGCGGATCTCTCGGATGTCCTCGACGACAGCGGCGCTCCCGACAGCGGGAAGATAAAGGCGGCGGTCGATAAGGTGCTTTCAGATATCCCGGCGCTGAAAGCGGTCAGGAAGGAAAAGACCGGATTCGTCCCGATAGGCTCGGACAACGCAAATTCAGAGCTTTCCGCGCCGGAGGACGAGAAATTACGCCGGGCATTCGGCTTAAAAGCTAAGAAGTAACAGGAGGTATTAATTATGGCAAATAACATCACACTCGCAAAGAAGTACATCGGTCTGCTGGACGAGGTTTACCAGGCGGAGAGCTGCACCAGCGACCTCGACAGCGACGCTTCGCTGACCCGCGAGGGCGCGAATGCGAACGAGATAGTAGTCCCGAAAATGCTGCTCGACGGCCTCGGCGACTACGACCGCGCGAATGGCTACGCAGGCGGCGACATGAGCCTCACATGGGAGACCGTGAA